AAGTTATTCCATAACTCCAACTTATGTTCCTCTAATCTTTTCTGGTCTACGAGTGTATTAATTTGTTTTTTGGTTTGTTCTGCATACTTTTCACGCAGAATTCCACCGTCCCAAACCCACTCTTTTCCTTCCATAATTCCCTCAACAAATGCATCAGGAGCAGAAGGATCTGCTACGATATCAGCAGCAGTAGCGAGAATGAAATCATCGCGTACATAATTAGCACCATCTTTTTCTTCTAGGGAACCCATACCTCTGGAGGAAACTCCTAACTTTACTCCCTCCTTGATTAAGTTCAGTGCCAACTTACCTTGTGGCATTGACTCTAGAATTTTTGCTTTACCAATAAAGTTATGTCCTTCTTTCTTCAAAGAAGTAATCTTGTGTGACACTAGATGTAGATTGATAGTTGGACCATCAGGGTGTCCCAGTTCTCCAACTGCTCTACCACTTTGTACATACTGTTCGTTGTATCTTTCAACTTCTCTCTCAAGAACCTCTACGGGATAAATTCTTCCATTACGGTTCTTAATTTCTGACTGAAGGAATACACCTTCAATGTACATACTCTTCTTGCCTTCAGATTCCTCTTCCTCAAGAACTTCTACTTCTTCGATGTTTTCGGTAATAAGTTTCATTCTTCTGTTTCTGTTTCTGGTTTAAGATTATCCATAATCTCATCATAAACACTACTGGCAACTACTTGTTTGTAGGCATCAATAACTTCTGATGATTTGGCGAGCATGACATCATTCAGTAAATCTAGAGCAGCACCACGATTGCCATCAGCGACAGCATCAATAACTTTCTCTAGAGATTGATTAATTTCAGACATAACTATAATTGGTTAGCAATATTATTTATTTAGACGAAGAATTTGGTTTAGATGCTGGAGGTTTAGGCGCAGCCTTCATTTTCTTCATCTCACGCTCATGATCTGCGGCAGCAATCTCTTGTTCCCTTTCATGATCATCAGCATCTGCTTGTGCTTCTAACTCTGGAGAGAAAGCATCATTCTGTCTATCCATCATATCGAATGTATTAATATCAGCAGGTGACATAGCAAGACCAAGATTAATCTCGGCATTCATTTGCTTATCAATCTCCTTATATTCCTTCTCACTTTGTTGGAGAACGTTCTTGCGAATCCATTCAATAGAAACATACTTACCAACAAAGGGATCAAATTGTGTGGCAATTTGAATTCTCTGTAGATTAAGTTCTGCTTCTTTGAGTTCGTTGAAATGATTATCGAAGAGGAAGTCATACTGAATATGTTCCTTCATCTCCTCCCAATCATCAGGAGTAATCACACGCTTGAGAATAAGTTGTGTCTTCAACATATCATTGAAGACTTCGCTAAATCTCTTACGGAGACGACCGATAAACTTAGTGAACTTCAGTTCATCTCTAAGTACCTCAGTTGTCTTACCAAGATTAAATCCTTTGTTGTCGTCAGTTAAACGTGAAGGTGGTAGGTTGAGTGAGTTGTAAAGTTTCTTCTTGAAATACTCAAGGTCTTTGAGTTCTCCAAGGTTTTGTCCACCTGGGAGTACAGAGATTTCAGTTCCTCTACCACCCTCACGACGAGGAAGCCAGAAGTCCTCAAGCATACTCATATGCTTTTTGTCATCTCTAATCTCACCAGTGTTCGCATCGTAAACAAGTTTGTTACGATAGCGGTTCATCACATCTCTAAGATACTGCTCTGCTTTTACCTTAGGTAGATTACCAACATCGATATAGAAAATTCTTCTTTCTGGTGCGCGTGATAAACGATAGATGACAATCGCATCCTCAATCATACGCAACTGGTTATGTACTTTGATTGCTTTGTGTAGGAAACTAAGAGTCATTTTCTTAGTCATATCCTGCAGTCCGGAACCACAGTATGTAATAGCATCGGAAGCAATCCTTACACCTTGACTAATACCATAGTCTGATGCCCCAGATACTTGTGGCATATTACCACCAAAACCTTTTGGGTTGTAAACATAGTAATCAATGTACTCGCCCCAGTCATACTCTAGAGCACTACCTTTGATAGTATGTTTTTCCGCTTCGTCTTTGCCAATCTTTTGTCTAACTTTTTTAATCTTAAGTGGATCAATCTGTCTTAACTCAGTGATACCAGCTTTAGGATTAGCAAGATCTATAACTTTGTGATAATATAAACGACCATCAATATACCATTGTCTAACAATATTATGTGCGTTTAAATCAAAATTGAGAAGTTTAAGAATGTATTCAAACTCATCTCTAATCTTTTTCTTTAACGTTGCTCCAACAGGTAGATTAGATAATTCAACTTCTACAGGAGCATCATTAGCATCAGTAACAAGAAACTCATTTATAATCTCATCCACAGAAGAATCAATCTCTGGATGTAACGCCATAGCACGATAGCGTTTGATTAGTTCAAATTCATTTCTGGCGTTACCGCCTTCCACATCAACATATGTACCAAAATAACCACCTGCTACGGTGGTTAAATCTTCATTAGAAGAAGGCGGAACTGGAGATTGACCCTTCAGCTCCGCCGGATTGTTGATGAGAAATCCAAATAATTTACTCATAACATAAGGTCTATAACTGTGCTATGACCTATTTATAGTAGTAATTATATCAGATTTGAGCGCCGGTCTCTTGGATACCCTTAGCACCACCTCTAGAATCTCCAGCGGTCCAGTAAGAATACTGGAATTCGACTGTAAATTCTTCAATCTGATCGTTACTATCATAAGCAAGATCAATTTGAGAAACGCTAGTTGGGAAAGCGTATCTTAATTTATACTGTCTGATGATATTATTATCAGTTGCCTGATTTGTTTCTGCAGTTTCTGCTGCTCTCTCTAGCTGAAGTACATCGATGTCAACCGAGTATGAACCATCTCCACCAGATGCCCCTAGGTTTGGAAGATCCGCACCATTGAGGTTATGGTTGTTCATAGCATTTAACCATGATTCAAACCATCCTCTAGTGTTCATATCTTTATCATTGAAGAATGTAGCAGACCAAGTATCGAAGGTTCTATCACCAGCGATCTTGATGGTTCTACCACGGAAAGGAACTTCAATAACTCCTAAGTTAGATCCGGGAAGTGCGGCAGACTTACATAGGAGATTTGTCAGATCATCTCCACCAACACCAGGTCCAACCCCATTTGGAAATGGGAGTTGGATTCTAAACATATTTGGCTTAACGCCTTGTCCAATTTTTCCTATAAAGGAACCCATTGATGCCATTGTTTTTTACCTCTTACTAGTTTGTTGTTTTAATTACGATCACTGACCGGTTACTTCCTGGAAGCTAACTCCAGTTCTGGTTGCGGTAAGTGTGATTGTGATGAAGTTAATAGAGCGTGTTGGTTGTAGATAGATATCAGCAACAAACTCGTTACGATCAATAACACTTGGGGTGTTATTAGATTCGTCGCAAACAACAAGGAAATCTGTAAGTCCTCTATCTGCTCTAACTTCAGAGAGATAAGAAGATACAGCACTAGCAAAACCATTTCTTGTAATGGCATCGTTCTGCTCAAAGAGTACTCCCTGAGCGAGACCGTCAACTCGCCTTTCGACATTAAGGAATAGACGACGAACATTAATTCTATCAAACGCTGATGGTGAAGCAAGAGCAGTCTTGTCACCAAAGAGTGTGATACCGCTTCCACGGAGAGAGATGATAGGATTAATTCTCTCAGAATAAAGGTCGTCTCTATCTGCCTGTGTAGGATTATATGCCAACTTAACGGCATTTCTGAGTGAACCTCTGCTTAGTCCAGCAGGTGAATACCAGTCTGCTAGAGCAGCGGAGGTTGAGACGCATAGACCAGCGACATCACCATTGCAGGGGATGTAGCGATATACGTCATTGAAACGGTCATAAAGATACTTATAACCAGAATCAAATACTGCGTATGATGTAGATGCTAAACCTGAGAAGAAGTTTAGGATATTTGTTTTAGCTGCAGAAGCAGAAAGTGGAGTATCGCTTGAGTCTAGTTGATTTCCTCTGTGTGAAGAAATAAACGCAACACAGTCTTTTCTCTCATTTGCGATGCTAACTGCTGTTCCTGCCTTAGCAAGTGTATCAGATTCTTGAGCACCAGATCCACCCATAAGGATAAAGTCTAGATCGGTAGCATCATAACTTCTGAATACTTCTAGAGCATCGTTAGCATAATCATAATCATCAACTCCTCCAACTAGTGATTTGGAAGCAGTTCCTAGTAGAGCAAGTTCACCAGGAGAAGCAGAAACTTCCTCAACAGAATCTGTTACTGCTGCAGTCCAGTCAATACCAGAACCTGTTACAATAGCAAATGCTCCGTCAGCAAGAACAACGTTTTCAGATTGCTCGTTAACTAGAGTTCTGAAGTATGTGTTTGATCCGGATGCTCCCTTACCACCTTGTAGTTTGGAGAGATACTGGAATGTTTCTAGAACAGCACCAGTTGACTTGGAAACAACAGCGATGTGGAATTCATCTCTGCTAAATCCTAGATCAGCTGCTTGCTGGGATGTACCGGGGCGAGGTCCGATCTGGTTTAGTTTGAGAGTGAATGTACCAACGGAGAGCGTTGCGTTTCTGTACCAATCTTCTGCGGTTGCCACATCAATTTGTGTGACTAGAGTAGCAACATCAAATGTTACGTCGTCAGTAGTTGTAGAACCACCAATGAGAGAACCATCAATAACTAAACCAGTATCAGTGCCAGCATAGTCTTCACCACCGCTAACTAGAACGACACTAGCAATAGATCCATCATTAGCTCTAGTTACTGTAACTGTAGCACCGGATCCAGATCCACCACTAACAGCAACAGCGGTATAGGTTTCATCTTCCTGACCAACAAGTGTAGTGCCAGCAGAAATATTACCGATAGTAGCAATTACGCCATTGTTGCCTGGAGTTAGATCACCAACTTCGATTTTGTCACCAACTAGGAAAGCAGATCCGGTATTATATCCGTAAATCTTTGCGGTCTTACCACCAGTGAATGTTAGTATGTCACCATTTGTGGTATCAGTAGGAACTCCATTGAAAGTTACTGATTGGTCGTATCCTCTATCAACTGCGACGAGTTGAAGATCATTACCCCAGGAACCTTCGTTAGCAGCAGTAACGTCATTTCCACTATCTTCAGCGATGGTGGCACCAGTACCAATTGCTCTGGATACTACTAGGCGACCACCATAGGATAGAAACTCTGATGCTACAAACCAATCTTCTGCGTTTGCATCAACAGGACCACCAAAAGTATCGACAAGTTCTTTCTGGTTATTGATTGCTGTAGGGGTCTCGACGGGACCCTTCTGGAATGCACCAGCAAATGCTGCTCTCAAAGCCTGAGATCCTACAATAGTGGTATTTGTAAGGTCCCTCTCTCTGATAACTACTCCAGGCGAGACTTGACTAGCCATGTGATACTCTCCGTGACATCCAATTTATCTAGAATTATTTATTAAAATCAATAGTTCCACATGTAGCTAACTTCTTCCTGCGAATCCCCATATGCCCAGAGATCTCCATTGGCATCCATGAATGTATCATCACCTAATCCATCGTCAATAAATCCAAATGGTGCCATGTCTTGTTCAATTTGATTACGTTGTTCCTCGTAAATTCTGCGACGAACATCTTGATCCGTCATCTCTTTAAAGTAGTCCTGCATTACCAACCAAGCAAACAGAACCATACACATAACTAGGTCATCGTGATAACCTTCATCTGCTTCAAATGATTGTTTCTTTTGTATGAATGTAGTAAGTTCAGAGAGAATATCATAATCCTCAAAGAGTAATTTATCTTCTTCAATAATTGCTTTAAGATTGGCGCACCCCTGTTTCTTCACAGTGATGCTCATCTTGACACCTAGTTGTGTTTTGTTTCCTGAGAATCCTTGTCCCACGATTTGACCTGCCCTACCGCGCATAGCACACATAAGAACATTAGGATATTCAAGATCGTAGTTAAGAGTAGCAGCAATACTATCCCCAATATCATTTACCTCTACCAGTATATACGGCATATTATATTGTTTAGCAACCTGAAATATAACGCTAGGAAATAATACAGGTTTAATTGTATTGTTTCTATATTTTGCTACGATACGATATGGCATCGTAGTGATATCATATACAATAAAAGCGGAGTAGTCCCCACCAATGCCTCTTGCGACATCAACTGTGATAATGTATTCGTGACCTTTCTGTGCTTTTTCATATACATCCAGTCCTGCGTTACTTGTGGTTGGTTCTATAAATGTAAGTGCTTGAAGTTTAGCCGCTGAGATTAGCGTATCAACTGAACCCAAGAAGTTACATTCAAATTCTTGTGTGAACTGGCGCTCAGATGTGTTCGCAATAGTCTGTGCCTTCCAGTCAGCATCTCTACCAGGAACCTGAGACCAATGTACTTCATTATGAACGTAATCACTTTTACCTTGTATAGCATTCTGCCACATCTTATAGAAGTGGTTCATACCGTAAGGCGTGGAAATAACAATAACCTTTGTTGATTTACCTGAGGTAATCGTAGGATACACAGACGAGAAAAATTCATCTGCGATATGATTTGGAACGAACGCAAATTCGTCTAGGAATAGAATGTTGAATGACATCCCTCGGACGGCAGATGCTGATGTAGAAGCAGCAAGAATTTTGGAACCATTCTCAAGTTCCATACTACCTTTGTTCCACGCAACAACACCCTGTTGCATCCACTTAGGTAAGTTCTCGTATCCTAACTGAAGGCGACCCAGTAGGTCTCTCGCAGTAGATGCCTTGTTTGCTAGGATACCAATGTTGACGTTATCGTTAAAGATAGCGTAGTATAAAAGATAAGATACAACAGTCGTGGACTTACCGGTTTGCCTTGGTAACTTTGCGATGTTGAATCTGTTTTCGTGGAAGTCTTTAATTAATTTCTCTTGAAAGTCCCACATCTTGAATGGGATAACACCCTCATCAAGAGAAATAATTTTCATATAATTTTTAGTAAAGTATATCGGATCTAACGTACACTTTACATATTCTTCAACTTGTTCAGGAGTTAGTTCCTGTTCAACCCCAACCTTTTTGAGGTTAGGGTTACCTAAGTATAAATCTTTACCGCTCATTCGCTTCCTTTAGATCATCATCAAATCTGTCAAGAATATTTAGACGTTCTTTCCAAGTGTCTCCGCCATCCCGACCCCTAGCAGGATTAATACATTGATGGTCACCCAAATTATTACATACTAATCCAGCTAGATCTAACTCATTTCCTTTATTACCCGTACCAGACCAGTAGTGTTCTCCATTTATCCAAACGGCATTGCACTTTGGACATTCCTTCCTGTCAAGTTTCAGGTCGGACATTTCCTTATCTGGCATGGTAGTAATCTCAATTGTATAATTTATATTTATTCTAGCACAATGATTGTGTATCGCATTGTACTTAATTATACTTTTAGGTTTGTGTTAGGAAACGTGAACGGTTCCAATCATACCAGCACCTTTATGAGGTCCACACCAATATGTGTAGTCGCCTGCCTCAGCAAAAGTAACATCAAATTCTTCACCAGGCATCATAGCAAGACCTTCGTGTGAAATCTCTGGATGATCCTCTACAACTACATTATGAGGAGGAAGCATATTATTAACAAAATGGACTGACTCCCCAGCAGCAATAG